ACTACGAAGAAGATAAAGTTAAATATAATCCAAGCTGGGCACAAAGCAGTTGAGGAATTAATTAAGATCGCTAGAGAACCTATTGTAGATTCAGAAGATGATATATCTGCAGATAGATTAAAGAATGCAGCAGCAACAAAGAAATTAGCTATTTTTGATGCGTTTGAAATATTAACACGTATTGAGAATGAAAAAGAAATGTTAGAGGATAAACCTAAAGAAGAAAAGAAAGAAGAAAAAGCTTTTCGAGGTTTTGCGGAAGGGAGAAGTAAGTAATGTACGAACAAGCATTATATACAGTATTAAAAGATTATATCAACCCTAAGATACTTAAAAAGAATAATAGGTACAAAAAATGGGAGTATGGATATAATAAAGAATATGATATAGTAATAATCAGTAGAGACGGAACTATTGGACAGATATACGAGATTCAAGGTCTCAAAATTGCAATACCAGAAGTCTCTGAATGCTTTAAACGAAGCGAAGATAAAAAGGAACAGTACTGGGAAAGACACGAATATCCAAAAGAATTAAGTAAAATAAAAAGTGTATTTGATTGGGAACAATATCCGACAGAGTTTAAAGAAGAATGGTATGACTATATTGACAAAGAATTCGAACGTAGAGAAAACGGTTATTTCTATTATAACAAAGGTGTTCCTAATTACATCACTGGTACTCACTACATGTACTTACAATGGTCAAAAATCGACGTGGGAGCTGCCGATTACAGAGAGTCAAACAAGTTATTTTTCTACTTCTGGGAAGCATGTAAAGCCGATAATAGATGTTATGGGATGTGCTATCTTAAAAACAGACGATCTGGGTTTTCGTTCATGGCTTCAGCAGAGCTCGTTAACCAAGCCACAATGTCGAGTGATTCAAGATTTGGTATCTTATCAAAGACTGGGGCTGATGCCAAGAAAATGTTTACGGATAAAGTCGTACCCATATCTCTTAACTATCCATTTTTTTTCAAGCCGATCCAGGATGGTATGGATCGTCCTAAGACAGAACTCGCGTACAGAGTACCAGCTTCTAAATTAACAAGAAGAAAGTTAGACACTAACGAACAACTTAAAGATATAGTAGGTCTTGACACTACTATAGATTGGAAAAACACGGGTGACAACTCTTATGATGGTGAAAAGTTAAAACTGTTAGCCCACGATGAAAGTGGTAAGTGGGAACGTCCTGATAATATATTAAATAACTGGAGAGTTACAAAAACTACATTAAGACTAGGTAGTAGAATTATTGGTAAGTGTATGATGGGAAGTACATCAAACGCTTTAGATAAAGGTGGAAACAATTTTAAGAAATTATTTTATGATTCAAGCGTTGAGAAAAGAAATAAGAATGGTCAAACAAGCTCGGGACTCTATAGTCTATTCATCCCTATGGAATGGTCCTACGAAGGATACATTGATTCTTATGGATTACCTGTATTCGATACGCCAAAAACTCCAGTCACTGGAATCGATGGAACGCCAATTGACATCGGAGTTATCGAGCATTGGGAAAACGAAGTTGAAGGACTCAAAGGAGATCAAGACGGACTAAACGAATTTTATAGACAATTTCCTCGAACAGAGAAACATGCTTTCAGAGATGAGACCAAACAATCTCTATTTAACTTAGTTAAAATATACGAGCAAATAGACTATAACGAAGAAATACATAACATAGCTTCAGTCACTAGAGGAAGTCTCCAATGGGATAGAGGAATAAAAGATAGTAATGTTGTGTTCTATCCTAATAACGATGGTAGATTTTTAATATCATGGGTTCCACCTAAAAATTTACAAAATAATGTAATTATAAAAAATGGGAAGAAATATCCTGGAAATGAACACCTTGGAGCTTTTGGTTGTGATAGCTATGATATTAGTGGCACTGTGGATGGGAAAGGTTCTAATGGATCGCTTCATGGATTAACTAAATTTTCTATGGATGATGTTCCACCAAACCATTTTTTTCTAGAATATATATCTAGACCTCAAACCGCAGAAACATTTTTTGAAGATGTATTAATGGCATGTATATTTTATGGTATGCCAATATTAGCTGAAAATAATAAACCAAGATTACTGTATTATTTTAAGCGTAGAGGTTATAGAGGATTTTCAATTAATCGTCCTGATAAAATTTGGAATAAACTTTCTACTACAGAAAAAGAAATTGGAGGAATACCTAACTCAAGTGAAGATATTAAACAAGCGCATGCAGCGGCTATTGAAACCTATATTGAAGACTATGTAGGTTTTAATGGTGAAGGGCATGGAGATATGTATTTTCAAAACACACTCGAAGATTGGGCTAAATTTAATATAAACAATAGAACAAAGCATGATGCTTCTATTAGTTCTGGTTTAGCTATAATGGCTTGCAATAAAAACAAGTATAGACCTATACCTCATATTATTAAAACTCCTGTTAATTTAGGTTTTAAAAAATATGATAATAACGGATCAATATCAAAAATTATAAAATAAATGCAAATTTACACTAATATGAATAGCACCTTTCCAGATCAGGTCGTATCTGATGCTGAGAAAGCTTCATGGGATTATGGTTTAGCCGTTGGTAGAGCTATTGAAGGAGAGTGGTTCAATAACTACAGAGGTGGAGGTTATAGATTTATGACTAACTATAATACTTTTCATAATCGTAGGTTATACGCTAGAGGAGAACAATCTATACAAAAATATAAAGATGAATTATCTATTAATGGAGATTTATCTTATTTAAATCTAGATTGGAAACCAGTTCCTATTATACCTAAGTTTGTAGATATTGTTGTAAATGGTATTTCACAAAGGAGTTACGAAGTGAAAACATATGCTCAAGATCCTGAGTCAATGAGGAAAAGAACTAAATATGCTCAAGATATAATTGATGATATTTTCCTTAAAAAATATGATGAAAGTGTTAAAGAAACATTTGGATTAGACATCTCAAGAGGAGATAAAAGTAAAGATGCTCCAAAAAGTTTAGATGAGCTTCCTGCTCATATGCAGTTAAACTACAAACAGTCTATTGAAATTGCAGAAGAAGAATTAATCAATCAAGTATTAGATAAAAATAAATATCATTTAGTTAGAAAAAGATTAAACTATGATTTAACTGTCTTAGGTATTGCAGCTGTTAAAACTACATTTAATAGATCAGAGGGTATAGTATTAGACTATGTTGATCCAGCGAGAATGGTATGGTCTTATACTGAAGATCCTAACTTTGAAGATATATATTATGTTGGAGAAGTTAAAAACATTTCTTTACCAGAACTTAAAAAAGAATTTCCAAACTTAAGTAATAGTCAATTAGAAAAGATTCAAAAGTACGAAGGTAATAATAGCTATACTAGAGAATGGAATGGTAGATATGACAACCAAACCGTACAGGTATTATATTTTGAATGGAAGTCTTACACTAATCAAGTTTTCAAGATAAAGAAAACTAATGTTGGTTTAGAAAAGGTTATTGAAAAGCAAGATTCTTTTTTAGAAGCTGAAGATAACGACAATTTTAAAAAAGCCTATAGATCAATTGAAACATTATATTGTGGAGCTAAAATACTAGGTTTTGAAGAAATGCTTAGATGGGAAATGTCTGAAAACATGACAAGACCACAAGCTGATAGTGTTAAAGTTAATATGAGTTATAACATAGTAGCTCCTAGAATGTATAGAGGACGTATAGAATCACTTGTTTCTCGTATTACAGGTTTTGCTGATATGATTCAATTAACGCATCTTAAACTACAACAAGTATTATCTAGAATAGTGCCTGATGGTGTATATTTAGATATGGATGGTTTAGCAGAAGTTGACTTAGGTAATGGAACAAACTACAATCCGGCTGAAGCTTTAAATATGTATTTCCAAACTGGTAGTATCGTTGGTAGATCAATGACGCAAGACGGTGATCAAAACTTAGGTAAAGTTCCAATACAAGAGTTACAATCATCTTCAGGTGGTAGTAAAATGCAAAGTTTAATACAAACTTATCAGTATTATTTACAAATGATAAGAGATGTAACTGGACTTAACGAAGCTAGAGATGCTAGTACTCCAGATAAAGATTCATTAGTAGGTTTACAAAAACTAGCAGCTGCAAACTCAAATACAGCTACAAGACATATATTACAAGGAAGTTTATTCCTTACTCTTAAAACGTGCGAGAATATTTCTCTTAGAGCTGCAGATGCTTTAATGTTTCCACTTACTAGAATGTCTTTACAAAATAGTATTTCTAATTACAATATAAATACATTAGATGAATTATCTAAGTTAAGTATACATGATTTTGGTATATTTATTGATTTAGAGCCAGACGAAGAAGAAAAACAAATGTTAGAGCAGAACATTCAGATGGCTTTACAGCAAGGAGGAATTGACTTAGAAGATGCTATTGATATTAGAAATATTAATAACTTAAAGTTAGCTAACGAATTACTTAAAAAACGTAGAAAACAAAAGCAAAAACTAGAGCATCAACAAAAACAACAAATGATTGAAGCTCAAGCTAAAGCTAATGCTCAAGCAAGCGAAGCAGCAGCAATGGCAGAAGTACAAAAAAATCAAGCTTTAAATGAAACAAATATACAGTTTGAACAAGCTAAGTCACAGTTTGAGATACAAAAAATGCAAACTGAAAATGAACTTAGAAAAGAATTAATGGCGGAACAATTCGGCTATGATATGCAATTGAAGGAGATGGATATGAGTGCTACTAAACAAAAAGAAAAAGATATTGAAGATCGAAAAGATGAAAGAGTAAGAATACAAGGTACTCAACAAAGTAAAATGATCGATCAACGTAAAAACGGTTTACTACCTACCGATTTTGAGTCAAATCAACCAGATAATTTAGGTGGTGATATGCAAGGGCAAATGATGCCACAATAACATTTATTAACTATTATATTATATTATGTCAGAAGAAATAAAGGAAACTCCTACTGGGGAGTTAGAACAAGGTGATTTTAAAATTAAAAAGAAACCTAAAAAATTAGCAAATCAAAAAATAGAAACTACAAAAATAGATTTGGCTAAAAAGAAAGAAGAAGAACCAAAAAAAGAAAATAATGCCATTCAAAAACCTAAAGCAGATGCAGGCGATGTTGTCGTCGCAAAACCCGCAGACAAGGCAGACGGGAAAACAGTGGTTGAAGAAGTACGGGAGCCCGTTGCAGAAAAGAAAATGCAAGAACCTGAAGTCAAACAGGATGAAGTAAAACCTGTAGCTACTATTACTGAAATTACTGAAGATATCGAAGAAGAAGAAAAAGTAATTGAAGAAATAAAAGAAGAAGTAAAAGAAAATCCTCAACTTGAACTACCAGAGAATGTAGAAAAGTTAGTGGATTTTATGAAAGATACTGGTGGTACAGTAGAAGATTACGTTAGATTAAATGCTGATTACTCTAAAATCAGTGAAGAAGCTCTACTAAATGAGTATTATAAAAAGACTAGACCACATCTTGATCCTGATGAAGTTAAATTCCTTATGGAAGATAAGTTTGTTTATGATGAAGATTTGGATGAAGATCGCGATATAAGAAAAAAGAAACTCGCGAAAAAAGAAGAAATTGCTAAAGCCAAGCACTTTTTGGAGGAAACGAAAAAGAAGTATTACGACGAGATTAAGTTAAGACCGGGCGCTACTCAAGAACAACAAAAAGCTATGGATTTTTTCAATAGATATAACAAAGAACAGGGTGTGATAAAAAAACATCATGAGGATTTTAAACAAAATACCAACAAGTATTTCAACAATGAGTTCGAAGGTTTCGATTTTAAAGTTGGTGAAAAACGTTTTAGGTATAATGTTAACAATGCTAATGATGTTGCTGAAAATCAATCTAAACTTTCAAACTTTACTAAGAAGTTCTTAAACAAAGATGGAAGTGTGAGAGATTTGAAAGGTTATCATAAAGCACTTTATACTGCAGATAATGCTGATAGCATAGCAAATCATTTTTATGAGCAAGGTAAAGCCGATGCAATTAAAGATATAACTGCTAAATCTAAAAATATAAATAATGAACCGCGTACTTCGCCTTCAGGAGATATATTTATAAATGGATTAAAAGTTAAAGCAATAAATGGAGTAGATAGTTCTAAGTTAAAAATACAAAAAAGAAAAACAACTTAACTAAAAACTAAAAATTATGGGTTTTGCAACAAGCGGGAGTTTTCCTGCAAGTTTAATTCCTGCTCAGAAGAAACAAGCTTTAGATAACAACTATCTAAATTTTGCTGACGGATCAGCTGATTGGGCACAACAATATTTGCCTGAGCTTTATGAGCAAGAAGTAGAAAGATACGGAAACAGAACTTTATCTGGTTTCCTAAGAATGGTTGGCGCTGAGATGCCAATGACATCTGACCAAGTACTTTGGTCTGAACAAAATAGATTACACGTTTCTTATAACGAATGTAATGTTAAAGCTGCTGCTCCTACTAACACTATTCAAATTGAATTAGCTAATGCTAATCCAACTACTAGTGGTAGGGGTAATAACACTGTAGCTATTAAAGTAAACCAAACTGTTTTAATTGCTGATAACGCTACAGGTTTGATTACTTCTAAAGCTATTGTATCTACAGTTACTCAGCCAGTTGCTCCTGCAACAGTTGCTGAAATAGTTGTAGTGCCTTATGCTGCTGCTGCTTTCCCAGCTGCTTTACAAGCGTTAACTGCTGCTAACGGTGTAAATCTATTTGTTTATGGTTCTGAATTTGGTAAAGGATCTACGGATTCTGGTATGGATTCAATTGAGCCTGGATTTACTGAATACAATAACTCACCAATTATCATCAGAGACAGATACCAAGTTAATGGTTCTGACGCTGCTCAAATTGGTTGGGTAGAAGTTGCTACTGAAGACGGAACTTCTGGATACCTTTGGTATTTAAAAGCTGAGTCTGAAACTAGATTAAGATTTGAAGATTACATGGAAATGGCCATGGTTGAAGGTGAATTAGCTGGTCACACAGTTGCTATGCCTAATCAAACTTCTGTTAATCTAAAAGGTACACAAGGTTTATTCGCTGCTATTGAAGCAAGAGGTAATGTATATCAAGGTTTTGCAGGTGCTGCTGCTCCAGGTTCTGGTGCAATGGGTGATTTCGATGAAATCCTTAAAAACTTAGATAAGCAAGGCGCTATTGAAGAAAACATGCTTTTCTTACAAAGACAAACTGCTTTAGATTTTGATGATATGATCGCAGCTATGGCTGGTGGAGGTTATGCTTCTACTGCTTCAGCTTCTTACGGTTTATTTGACAATGAAGAAGATATGGCACTTAACTTTGGTTTCTCTGGTTTTAGAAGAGGTTCTTATGACTTCTACAAAACTGACTGGAAATATCTTAATGATGCTTCTACAAGAGGTTTATCTAAAGCGATTGATGGTGTATTAATACCAGCTGGTACTTCTACAGTATACGATCAAATGTTAGGATCTAACATCAGACGTCCTTTCTTACACGTAAGATATAGAGCTTCTGAAACTGAAGATAGAAGATACAAAAACTGGATTACTGGTTCAGTAGGTGGAGCTTATACTTCAGCTGTTGATGCTATGGACGTACATTTCTTAACTGAGAGATGTTTAGTAACTCAAGCTGCAAACAATTTTGTATTGTTTAAAGGAGTTTAATATTTTATATAATGCAGGGAGAAATCCCTGCGTTATTAATCTTTAAATAATAGAAATTATGGCAAATATAATGCGAATACCGGTAGCACAATATGGTGTTAGTCCGGGCGTAGGTACTAAAGCAAAGTCATTTAGATATATTAGAGTTGATGATGTGATTTTTGCAGAATCAGACGGTTATCCTGGATCAAAACTTGCTTTAACTTACTTTCAAGGCACTAATAATAGTGCTAGTCAATTGTTTTTGTGGGAAGCTGAAGTTGGGAAAAGCAGCATGACAGAAACTGCAATTAATAAAATAAACGAAGCTTTATTAGCTAACGCTAATAAACCGGGTAAAATTATTGATATAGAAGATCTTGTTAATATTGATGGTGCAACCTTTAATGTTTCAGGCGTAAAAGGGGTTCGTACTCTTCCTGGGCCTACAACAAATCAACCTTAATTTTTAAAATATGGCAAATTTAGTAAAATACACATTGGGTGATCCCGTGTTTAATCCTGGAGCTGATTCCGCTCCTCTTTCAAGTGATTGGGATATTTCAGCTACATCAGGTAATTTAGATACAAGTGGAACTACAGCTGGGAAAGCTGGAACCGGTGGAAGCGGTAGTGGTATAAAAATCCGTGTAATTGTTTCGGCAACTGCAATATCAAGTATTACTATAGATGATATAGGTGTCGGCTATAAGGTAGGTGATACTATTACGTTTTCTTTTACCTCAGCAGATAATGGTTTTATAGGTAACTGTGATATAACTTTAACCCCTACTCTTGGTAAGGCGTTTTTCGATCAATCACGATTTAAGACAGGTTATTTTGATGCGGATAAAATACTGGCTTATGGTAATACGGAAGATTTTGGTGGTCAATTCTATACCAATGTAAAAAATGGTGACGGAACGAGTAATCTTACTATAAATTTCGCAGTAAGCGGAGTTACACCTGCGAGTCAAGAAATGATGGATGCTGTTGAAGGCATAAATGAAGCTTTTAGGGATGCTTGGCAAAACCCTAAATCAATACCATCACTTAATGATTATTTACCAGGTAACGGTATGATAGCGTCCGTTTTTTACGGTTAATCATTTTTTATTTATACAACAAATAACTCCCCTGTTTCGACAGGGGATTTTTTAAATTATTATATTATATTATATTATGGAAACAAAAGAAAAAGTTTCTCAAGTAAAAGATACTTGGGAATATAAAGATAGACATTATTATTTAAACAATGATAAAGAGCCTTTGAGCTATACTATACCTAGTAGACATACTAGAAAATATCCATTAACTTGGTTTGATCCAGAGTTAGGTTATGAAAGAGAACTTAGATATGCTACAAATCAAAAAAGTATTTTTGTAGATAAGCAGCAAGGGCAGGTAACGTTAAAGCATATAGTTTTTGAAAACGGTGTTTTACATGTACCTAAAGAAAAAAGAAACTTACAAGAGTTTCTAGCTATACACCCACATAATGGAGTTATATTTTCTGAACTAGACAAACAAGTAGAAGCTGTAGATCAATTAGAATATTTAGAGCTAGAAGCGGATGCAGTAGCAATGGCTAGAGGAATGGACATTGAACAAATGGAAGCTGTACTCAGAGTTGAAGTAGGTTCAGAAGTATCTAGGTTAAGTACTAAAGAATTAAAAAGAGATTTGTTACTTTTTGCTAGACAAAATCCAGCGTTGTTTTTAAATCTTTCACAAGATGAAAATATTATACTAAGAAACTTTGCTATTAATGCAACGGAAGCTGGTATAGTAGTTTTAGCTTCAGATCAAAGAACTTTTAAATGGGCTAGTAATGGCCGTAAACTAATGACTGTACCATTTGACGAAAACCCGTACTCAGCAATGGCTGCGTGGTTCAAAACAGATGAAGGACTTGAAGTTTACAAATCAATTGAGAAAAAACTCAAATAACAAGTGATTATAAATTAGGGTGGTATTTCGCCACCCTTTTTTTTTAAAAATATTAAAATGGCAATAAACGTAAATACTGTATATACAACTGTATTAAGTATCCTAAATAAAGAACAAAGAGGATATTTAACTCCGTATGAGTTTAATCAATTAGCTACCCAAGTACAATTAGAAACCTTTGAAAACTTTTTCGAAGATTATAATCAGTATATACGTATGCCAAAAACAGATGTAGAATTTGCATCTAGAATGGATCACATCCATCAAGAATTTCAATTATTTGAAAAAACCGCAGACGCTTCAGCTGTATCTGCCAATATCTATACACAACCTACAGATCTACATAGGTTTGGATCAGCTTTTTATACAAGAGACAAAGGTGTAACTTTCCCTGAAATTGAAATAGTAAGTGCTAGAGAATATACACAGCAAACGCTTTCACCTTTAACGCAACCGTCGTTTAACTTCCCTATAGCTAAATATCAACAAGATAAATTAATTGTTTATCCTGAACAATCACCTTCTTTTACCGGGGATGTAAGTTTTAATTATATTAGAAAACCACTAGATGTTCGTTGGGGTTATTCAGTTGGTTCTCTAGGTCAATTTTTATATGATTCTACAGTTTATGATGCGAATGCATTAATTAATGGAAATACATTATCTAATTTTACAACTCCATTAAGTTTTGGTACTCCAGGAACTTACACACCTACATTTACAACAACAAATGCTTCTCCAGGTAGTTTTGCTATATCAGCTAACGTAACTAGTGCTACTGCTGTCACAATAACTATTACTAATCCAGGTTCTGGTTTTGTTGCTGGTGATACTGTCACTATAAACGCTAGTCAATTAGGTCTTGGAAGTTTTGGTCCTGTAATAACTTTACTTGCTTCAGATTTTATGTCTGGTAGTACTTATGGCTCTATAGATTTTGAAATAAGTAGTATTCAACAGACAGATGTAATATTAAAAATACTACAATACGCTGGAGTTATTATAAGAGATCCTAGTATAATACAAGCAGCACAACAAGAATTAATGCAAGATCAAGCTAACGAAAAAAGATAATAGAAAATGGGTTTATTAACAGAAACTAACGAACAATACTATGGTGGGCAACAAACTTATGTTCATAGTGCAGGCGCTGCAGTAGCTCAAACTCATACTTGGACAGCAGACACACCTTTAGTAGATACTACTACTACCACTAATACTAATTTTAAAGTATTCGTAAACAATGTTTTGCAATCATCAGGTGGAGCTCCTGGTTATAGCTTTGTTAGTTCTACTCAAGTTAAAATTGAAGCAACTATAGTAGACGCAACCGGAGCTATAGTTAATATAGCAGACGGAGATGTTGCTAAAATTGAGTTATTAGATGATGCTAAATGGGCGAATAATGGAAGTTATGCTTATATAAAGTTAAATGATGTTATTAATAACTTTATGGTTGCTTACGTTGGTATGGATAAATTAATACCTAGAGTAAAAAGATCTGATGTTATGTTCCATGCAAAAAGAGGTTTGCAAGAATTTTCTTATGATACATTAAAATCTATTAAGTCTCAAGAGTTAACTATACCTCCTAGCTTATCATTAATAATACCACAAGATTATGTTAATTATGTAGAGTTGTCTAGAATAGATGACTTAGGCGTAAAACATATTATATATCCAACTACACTAACTAGTAATCCTTATACTGTTCCAATCCAAGACAATGAAGGTGTACCTACCCAAGATAATTTAGGTAAAAATTTAGAAGGAACTTCACAGACAAACGAACGTTGGGATACTGCTAACGATAATAACTTAACTGGTGGTTATAATAATGAAATGTATAATGCTGGAGTTTACAATTGGACATGGAATAAGGTAGCTTATGGTAGAAGATATGGGTTAGAACCTGAAGTATCACAAACAAATGGATGGTTTACTATTGATGAGAGAGAAGGTAAGTTTAGTTTTTCTAGTGGTTTAGCTAATCAACTTATAATATTAGAGTATATATCAGATGGACTATCAGTAGACTATGACATGAGGATACCTAAGATGGCCGAGGAAGCAATATATATGCATATTATATATAGTATACTAGCTGGAAGAAATAATGTCCCAGAATACATCGTTCAAAGATACAAGAAAGAGAGAAGAGCAGCACTTAGAAATGCTAAAATAAGATTAAGTAATATTAAGTTAGATGAAATTGTCCAAGTAATGAGGAATAAATCTAAATGGATTAAACATTAATTATGGCTGAAACTAAAAATACTTTTATCAAGTCTAAAATGAATCAAGACTTAGATCAAAGACTTGTGCCTAATGGTGAGTATAGGAAAGCTTTTAATATATCTATAAGTCAAGCAGAGGGTGCAGATGTAGGTACACTAGAAACTGTTTTAGGAAATGTTTTAGTAACAGATCTAGGTTTAAGTGCTACATGTAATGCTGAAATAATAGGTCACTATGTAGATGATCAAAATAAAACTATATATTTATTTGTAACTAATTTTGTGGACACTTCTAGTGATAAAGTATCTAATTATCCACCAGCAAGTGTTTTATGTCAAATATGGAAAAGAAATATAGAAACAAATATAAATACTAAATTAGTTGAAGGTAAATTTTTAAACTTTTCTTTAACACATCCAATTACTGGTATAAATTTAATAGAAGATTTATTATTTTGGACTGATAATAGAAATCAACCAAGAAAAATAAATGTTAGCGCTGCAAACCCTAATAATTTAACATCACCAACTTATTATACTAATGATGACCAAATAAATGTTGCTAAGTATTATCCTCATGAACCTATTAATCTTATTAAAAATTATATAGTAGATTATAGATTTTTATTACAAGGTACAGGTTATTTACCTTATGTAGGTGAAATCGTACCAACCACTAGTTTTACAGGTACTGGTTTAACTGTAAAAATAATAGCCGCTAACGCTGTAACTGGTGCGTTAGAGCAAATAGAAATAATAAATCAAGGTCAAGGTTATAGAAATAATGATGTTGTAACTATAGCACCAAAAATAGGGGATGCTAGAATAAAAATAACAGTAGAAGAAGTTAGTACAATGAAAGATACTTGTACTGAAAAACTTCCTGTAAATGATGAACTTACTTATATTGGTGATATAACTGCTGGCACACCTTTTACTGTAACAATACCTGCTGGAACTCCTGATTACACAGGTGCTTTAGTTAAAATAACAGCCGGTGGTTTAGATGCTACACCATATTTAGCTAGAGTAATATCACAGTCAGCTACACAGTTAAATATTGGATGGGCTAATAGAGCTGGAGCTCCCATGACGAGCGCAGTTTATTATCCTAGTGAGGTAACTTCAGTTCAAAAAATAGAATTAGGTATTAATCCAGATTACGATGCTAAGTGGCCCGGTGATTGTCAATTTTTAAAAGATAAATTTGTAAGATTTGCATATAGATTTAAATTTGATGATAATGAATATTCTTTAATATCTCCATTTACTCAACCTTGTTTTATTCCAAAACAAAATGGTTATTTTTTATCAGAAGATAGAGCTGGTACACCTGTTTTAGATACAGAAAAAGCTTATGAAGATACTGATAATGCTATTATGGAGAATATGGTTACTAATATTGATCTTCAGATACCTTGTCCAGAGTTTTTAGATGAGTTAATTGATGTCAAATTTAAAAACCTAACACAGCAGCTTCATGTAAAAGAAATTGAAATAATTTATAAAGATGATGCTGAGAATTCATTAAAAGTACTAGATACTATAACTGCAGAAAGTTTTTCAAATTTAAATTATGGAACTTTAATATATACTTATCAATCTAGACAACCCAAGAAAACATTACCATCTTCTGAAATAACGAGAGTAAGCGATAAAGTACCTATTAGAGCTTTAGCTCAAGAAGTAACAGGTAATAGAGTTATATATGGTAATTACGTAGACGGTTATACCGCTATGAATACTTTAAACTATGAAGTATCCGCTGTTGAAAAACCTGAAGACACATCACTTAAGAAAGAATATCCTAACCATACTTTAAAACAAAATAGAACTTATCAAGTAGGCATTGTATTAGTAGATAGATATGGTAGAAATTCTGATGTAATACTATCTTCTTTAGATAGCTCGTCTTCTACAGCTCTTTCTAATGTTAATTTTGTTGGATCTACAATATTTCATCCTTTTTATAGTTCAGATCCAGGTTTAATTGGAAGTGTTACTGCTCCTGGTACAACTACATGGAATGGTGATTCATTAAGAGTTAAATTCAATTCTCAAATACCTTTAACAATATCCCAACCAGGATATCCTGGTTTATTTTTAGGTTATGCTGATAGTGATATATCTAATCTAGCAGGTGGATCAGGTTATTTTGGTCCTTACTCTAACCTATCCACTAGCGGTGGATCAGGAACAGGACTTACAGTTAATATTACTACACGACCTGCGGTAATAGGAGCTCCTGGTCTTCCAATAGGCGATATTACAGCGGTTAGTATAAATAATCCTGGAAGCGGATACAAACAAGGAGATATAATTACAATAACAGGTGGATCTCCATTTTCATACGCTACATTCGTATATAATCCAAATTCACAACCTAATTTAACTGGTTGGTATAGTTATAAAATTGTTGTTAAGCAAACAGATCAAGATTATTACAATGTTTATTTACCTGGTATAGTTAACGGTAGTTTAAATACAGATGGTTTAAATAGTACTACTACAGCTAGTATTAGTTTATTTGCTGATAATATAAATAAAGTACCAAAAGATTTAAGCACCGTAGGTCCAAGTCAAACTAATTATAATTCTACAGAAAACTTAACTTTAAGAGTTAATAATACTATTGGTTTTTCAAGTGTGCAGTTTTATCCTGGAACAGATATTGAAAAAGTTACTCAAATATCTGAACTAACTGATTTAGGTATTAGTCTTACTAAAATTTCTAAAGATGTAAAAGCTTATGTAGCGGCTGCTACTACATTTACTTACGAAGGTTCTTTTGATGAGAATATTCAACCAGGAATGGCTATGACTGTTGTAGACGCTAGCGGCGTAACGCAAATTAGTCTTGCAGATGGATTTTATGTTTTAGCTTCTTACTCTAACGGAACTGATCCAGAAGTTAAATTAAACGCTGCGCCAAGTACCGTTTATTTAATAAATGCTAACGATACTGTTACTTTTAACCCTCCTGGAGTAGTATATAATGCAGGAAACAATCCACTAATAGGTATTATGAGTACTTCTACTCAAATAGGTGTATCAGAGCAAAGTGGTTTCAAAACTCAACTAGCAGTGGCAGAAACTACTCCATTCGAATCTTTATTAGATATATACTATGAAACTACTTCTACTGGTTCTATCTCAGTATTAAACAGAGCTATATTAGATGGTATTCCAGTTAGTGTGCCTATAAAAAGTAGTAATATCAGTTTTAATTTAAGTGAGAGTCAAACTGGCTCAGTTGCGTGTACTAATACTTTTACATTACTTGATAGTTCTAATACCCCTATTATAAACGCTAATGTTGAAGGTGAAATTGTTAAAGTACTTGATAAAAACAATAATAATAGAACTACTGAATTTAGTATATCAGATGATAGTAACGGTACTTTTAGTATATCTACAACTAATGATCCTGGTAAAGGTTATTATATAAAACAAAGTGAAAACGATACTACTTTCGATTTTGAATTATTAATGACTAATGATAAGTATAGTATACCTATACAATTTGAAGGAAAAATAAATAATGAAAGACCTGTTTATCAAGGAACAAGTGGTAATGATGGAGACGTAACAGTAGCTAAAACTGGTCAAACTTTTGGTAGACCATCTGACGGAGATTTCTTTGAATGCTTTAATGGGAGTGGTGATACTAGTTTGAACACTAAAGAAGTCCAATGGGAAATTATTAGTGCCATAGTCACTGATGGGAAAGCAAAGGCTGAGCCCAATAGTTATGGCGGAAATTGGCCTACAGCTTATTATGAAACAGAACCATCAAATCCAGCTTCTTTTGTTGTTTGGAAAGGACAAGATTTAACAAGGTTGTTTGAGCTTAGTGTAGGTCCACTTTCATTTGGACATACTTTTACTAATTCAGTTGTTAAAATTACATTTGCTGGACTACAAGCTGTTGGTCAAGGTTTTCTTGATGCTTATCTTAATACAAACGCTGGAGTAAGTTGGATAGCTCAAATATTTGGAGCTGACAATGCTCAATTTGAAACTAATGTTCTACAAACACCACAATTGGTTGAATTTATAGAGTTTAATTTAACACTTCAAGCAAAAGATAGAAGCGGAAGTGGTCAGGTAGCAGAATCCAATGGGCTTGACTCTTCCATAATACAAATAAAGGTAAGAGCTGAAAACTAGTTAAATAAACAAATAAACAAGTAATTATAATATGGCGACTATAGTAGAAGTAAAATACTTTAACTCATTTATGATGAAGAAGGTTGAGAAAACTGGATCAACTCCAGCTACCTCTCAGCCAGTTTGGCCTGGTTTAGAGTGGAACCCGTTTGGTTATCCAACTTTTCCTATACAAGCAGCTACTAGTGGTAATTCTGATAACAACTGGTACATAGAAGAAGCTAGAATAAAAGGCGGTTTTAACAATACTATGGTGTCTCAAGGTGTTAGAGCTTATTTAAATGAAGAAGAACCACAGCAAGATACTAGAGAATCATCTTTAATATATTCTGGCGTATATAACTCTAGAACAGAAATAAATCAAACTAATGTTTTTTCTATTGGAGAAAATATATCTACGTCTTTAGACCCACATAATGGTAGTATTCAAAAATTATACGCCACTGATAGCAACTTGATTATACTTCAAGAAAATAAAGTAAGTTATATATTAATAGATAAAGATATAATATATACGACAGAAAGTGGTACTCAAACTTTACCACCTGGAACAGTTCTTGGCCAAGTGGTACCTTACGCAGGTAGATACGGTGTAGGCACAAACCCAGAATCATTTGCAGCTTTTGGAAATAGAAAATATTTTGTTGATCCATATAGAGGTACTGTAATGAGACTATCAATAGATGGTCTTACAGAGATATCTAACTACGGAATGAAAGATTATTTTAGAGATCAATTAACAACTATGGATAATCTTTATAAAGCAAGTAGTAAAGTTTGGACGTTAAACACTGCTGTACCTGCAGGTAGTGTTACAGAGTTTACTGTAACTGGTATTGACGAGTGTCAAACATTTATAGGTAGTAGAATACTTACGTTGAACGCTGGAACAGTAGTAGACACTAATGCTACTATAACAAATATAGTTAATAATGGAGGTACTCCTACCACTTTTACTATTACAGCTAGTGATTATGTATCATTACAAGCTTCTGGCTTTTTTAGTTTTGATTACAAATCCAAAATTGTTGGTGGTTGGGATAATTTTAATAGGTATTACACTGTATCTATGCAACCAACTCCAGTACATGTCAATTCACAAACTAATTATGCTACTCTATCATATGATGAGTCTATAAGAGGTTGGGTTAGTTTCTTTACATTTAAACCTTCTTTTATATTTAGTTTAAAAGGTCAAACATATAGTACTGTTGGTTATTCTTTATATAACCATTATCAAAACACTAGTAATGGAAACTTTGGAGTGTTTTATGGTGTAGCTAATAAAACAACTGTTAATTTCTTAGTTAATGCTAATCCATCTACTAGAAAAGTATTTCAAACAATAAATTATGAAGGAGACAATGGATGGCAGGTAGAATCTATGCAAAGTGACTTAACTAGAATAGATAAAGCTCCTAACACTGTAAGTGCTGATTTAAGTAATGTAGTATATAGTTATGATGAAGGTTTATATGTTGATCCAAATAGCGGTTATCCTCAAAGAGCTGGTTTTAATAGAAAAGAAAACTTATATACTGCGGCTATAATTAACGCTTCTTTATTTCAAAATGGACAAGTTATACCAGGTAGCGCAGTGACAGGACTAAAAGGATATTTACTTGATGTAACTATTTCTACTGATGATACAACAGATCCTACAGGACCAAAAGAATTATGGTCAGTTGGAACTACTTTCGTACAATCATCTTAACTTATTAATAAATTAAAAATATAAATTATGTTACCTATTCCTCTGATTCTTGGTGGTGTTAAATTAGCTATGGGAATTGCTCAAGGCGTTAATGAAAGAAATAAACAAAAGCGTGAACGTGATAGACTAAAAAAAGTTAAAAAACGTATGCGTGATTTTGAAGCTAATAGACAACCTGTTTTAAATCAAGCAGATGCTATTAGAGCAATGAAAAATGAGTTATCTAATCCTATGGCTAATTTACCAGTTGCTACACAAGCAGCTGAAATGCAAATGGAACAAACGGATCAAGCATTAGCTAATACTCTAGATACTATAAGAGCTACAGGTTCAGGCGCTGGTGGTGCAACAGCTTTAGCACAAGCAGCAGCACAGAGTAAAGCTAAGGTTGCAGCTGGATTAGAACAACAAGAAGCAAGTAACGCTAGAGCAGCAGCTAGCGGAGCAGCTCAATTACAAGCTCAAAGACAAAATCTTGAAACAGCAGCTATAGCAGAAGAAGGAAGAGCGTGGGGAAGACAAGAAGACAGAGACATAGTTCAATTAGATAGAATGCAAGATACTATAGATCAAAGACGTGGTAATATAGAGAACTATAGAGGAGCTTCTACAGATGCTTTTATGAGTGGAATCGGAGGATTAGGAGAAGAAATGATGCAAACAGTTTTAACAGAAGAATAAATAATATGGGAACTTACGCAAGACCAGGAAGAAAACCTATTAATACTAGCGGTAGAAAACTATACGCAGGCTTATCTAGAATGGGTGAAACATTCATGAAAGATAAAGAAGCTCAAAAAGCTAAAAAAGCTAGAGACATTGATGAAGCTAAACAATTATTAGATAAAAGACAAAAAGCTGCAGATAGAAGCTTTCACAAGGGATGGGATACTGCTAGTGAGACAATGAGAACTACAACTGATGGTTTAAGTGATGCTAATAAAAATGTTTTTAGAGATCAATTAATACACTTAGTAGATGGTAAAAGAGATGAAATATCTGAATGGATACAAGACCATCCTGACGCTACAATGATAGAGATTGACGAGCAAATAAATCGAGGTCAAGAATTTTTAGGTAATTTAAATACAACTCTAACTCAATTAGAAGCAGCTAGATTGCAATATGAAGAAGCAAGAGATTTAAAACCTGGGGAAGAAGGAGCGTTAGTACCTAGTTATAACCCTGAACTTATAAAGATATTTGAAGCTCAAGACATGAACCATGCTAATATGCAATTAACATTAGATGATAATGGCGGTCTTAGAATAAGCATTGTTGATGAAGAAGAACTTGGAAATACATTAGATAATTTAGGTGAAAATGATAGCGTAGAATTTACAAGTGTTAATGTTACAGACATGTTAGATAATGCTGTAAAAGGTGATGGATTTTTTAGAACTGTAGAACCATTTGATTACTCAGAGATGAAAGAAATGATTGACAGTGAAATAAATAAATCTGGTGGAAAATCTCCATTCGGTACTAAAGGTAAAGATGGTGAAATACTTTATAACCATGATGCTGTAAAAGATTATTATACCAATGACGAGCTAGGCAAAGCTCATTTAAATGAATTTGCAACAGAAGGAAACAGTGAAGGTTATTGGATGGCTTATGGTGATGAAGTTGTAGGAGATGATGGGGAAATTGCCTATTCTAACCAAATAGATAATTACAGCCCTGAAGGATTAAGTACTTCTATTTTAGATGGTTTTATTGGTGAACTTCCTTCAGCTCCAAAACCTGTACCTAAATCAAATACTAAACCCGCAAAAAAAGAAAAAGTTAATGAAGAAGAAGTTATTAAAGAAGAAACAGAAGAAGTAACATATCCCGGCGGGCATTTAACTTTTAATGAGATAAATAATATATCAGAAGAAGATTTAACGAACTCCTTAACAAAGAAGTATGGGAGTGACTTTACTTTTTCAGAAGCAGAAGTTAATAGAGACGCTATAACTATTACTAGTAAAGCAAATCCTAATATATCTACTGAGATTAGATTAAGTACAGATTTCAACAAAGGAAAAGGTATTGATTTAGATGGAGAAGAAGTTTATAATCAAATAACTACTTTTATCGATAACAATGCTCCTAAACAAAAGTCTAGTAAAAGTTCTGGAAAAGAAAAAGGATATTAGATATGAACGAAGATAAACTAAAAAGATTTTACGACAACGGTGTAAAGCATTTTGATCTTCCAGATTTTAACATTTTTAAGTCAGATATGCAAGATGATGCTAAGTTGTCTAAGTTTAGAAATAGCATGCTAAAACATTACGACTTGCCGGAGATTAGTGTAATGAAATCTGATTTTTTTGGCGGTTTACCTTCAGAAAACACAATCCAAAAACCTAAAAAAGAAGAAGTTGAGTATAACTTATCCGGAAGCTTAGATGAAGAAGCGCAAAAAGGTATTAGTAAATATTCTGATAGACTATCACATATAGCTCAATTTAAGCTACCAGATGAATATAGAAATACAGAAAGAAATAAGTTTAACAATTCTATAGGAAGTGAAAATGAATGGTGGAAAGAAACCTTGCCTCAAGCTAGAAAAAATTTAGAAGCTCTTGGAGCAGAAATTACTGATCAATCTTTACAAGACGAAGCCTTCAATGAGCATATTAGACTTATTGAAACCGCAATGATAGATAAAAAATCTAATGAAATTTTAGAAGATTTTGAAACTGATTTTGGTATTGATAGAACTAGTAGTTGGGATAAGTTTACGGAAAATATGTTAACGTTGACACAAGGAAACCAAAGGCAGATAATTAAAAATTTACAAGAACAAGCTAAAGAAAAAGGATTAACTAAAGATCAATGGGATTTGTTTTATAAACAACAAATTGTTAATGGTAATAGTGGATTAGGAGGAGATGCTTTAAAATACTTAGCTGCACGACAAGAGCTTAATAAAAAAGTAAATATTAAAGAGAAAGAATTAGAAAAACCCTATGTAGATGCGGTGTCTAACTTAACTGCTGATCGAAAAGATATTGATTATATAGCTAAACAGGTAGATGAGATTGAAGGCAAGTTTAAATCTATGAAGAAAAACGGTGAAGTTATTTCAAATGAAGAATATACAAAATATAAAAATCTTTTTAATTCTTTAAAAAGCCGTACTAAAACTTTCAATGAAGACATAAAAGCATTAGGAGATATAGATGTTCCTTCTAATAATTTTGATACTATTAAAGATTTAACTTTAAAAACGTATGATAATCTTTCAATGGTTGAAAACAATATTGCGTCTGCAGCTATTAATGTTGGGGCTGGTATAGCGCAATTAGGTCATGAGCTTAGCTTACCTGTTTTAATGGAGAAATGGGGTGGAGCTGAACTAAGTGAAGTTGATAAATATTTAACTACAACGTCACAAGGTTTCATTGACAAAGCATTTAATTTAGGCAATGAGATTAAAGGTGAAAATGCTCCTGTTCCATCTATTGGAGAAGTAAAGTCATTGGGCGACTTTGGTATGTATATGATGGATTTAGCGTCTGGGCAAATGGTTAATACTGCTCTTACTGTTGCATTGCCTCCAGTTGGTCTTGCTATCATGGCTGCTAGCGCTGCAGGTGGTAAAATGCATGACATGAACATTGAAATGCAGGGTGAAAAATGGACTGAAGAAGAATTAGCTAAAATGGCTGAGCAAGGTATTACTCCAGAATCTGAATATAAAGTTCAACCAAAAGAACTTAACGCCGCGCAATACTTTGGAACTGCTGCTATGTATGGCGGCGTAGAATATTTAACTGAAAAAGTAAGTTTAGGTATATTAAAAGGAGGATTTAAAAATGTTCAAAAAGCTTTTGATTTAGCAGGAAAAACAGGTGTAAATAAAACATTAAAGAATTTAACTAAACCTGAACAATTAGCAAAATTAGGTTATAACTTTGGTAGAGATTCATTTAAAGAAGCAAGTGCAGAAGGGATAGTGCAGTTAACTAACAACTTTGCTGATATGGTTGTGTTAGGTAATAAAGATGTTTCATTATTAGATGGAATGACAGACGCTATGGCTGCAGGTTTCTTTATGGGTAATATGTTTGCAGGACCACCAGCTATTGCTGCAGGAGTTACAACAGCATTTTCTAGCGAAGGAGAATTTGCTCAAGCAAATAAATTAAATAAACAATTACTTTCTTTATCTGAGCAAAGAGATAAAATATTAGCTCAAGATCCAACAGATCCAGATGGTACAGCGAGCAGGTTACAAGGTCAAATAGAACAAACCTTAGATAAACAAATGGAAAGCATGAATAAGGTTAGACAAAGAACTTTAGACATGACTGGAGCTGATCGTCAAAATATGATTGATCAATATAATTTTGAACATCATTTAAGAGCAGAGATTGATGAAATAAACAATAGTCAAGATTATACAGATGAAATAAGAGAGATCATGATAAATGATCGTGTTGACGAACTAGCAGATAGCGAAAATATTAGAGAACGTATATTAGCTGATGCTACATTTAATGCTGATATAAAAAGACAAAGTGATTTAGCTCTTCAAATTAGAGCTGAAAACGGTACTCTTGAAGTAGCAGATTATATTATAGCTGACGATGCGGATTCAGCCTTAGAACAAGGCTTAGAGGCTATTGATGCAAAGGATTTAACAGATCAACAAAAATCTGCAGCTAAAGCACAACTTACTACACAGTTCAATGCTATGAAAGCTAAGTCTGCTTCTGGAGAAAAGTATCAAGGTTTTGCTTGGGGTGACAATATTAAAATAAAAAATGAAGATGGTTCTACAGAAACTATAAATATTCCCATGAGCTTTGCGTTAAACAAAGATAATGCAACAGTTGCTTCCCACGAGCTTGGCCATCAAACCATGTTTAAACAGTTTATAAAAAATAGTCCAGATGCTGTTGGACTAGTAAGAGATTTAGAATCATATATTAAAAGGAATTATAAAACAGCTTACGCTCAGTTTGAAGCTGTAAGAGCTGCTTACAAAAAGGAAGGTTATACTCAAGAACAAACAGCTGAAGAACAACTAGCTAATCTTAGTGACTTCATGAGAATGAATAACTTAAAAGCTGATAGAACTTTATATAATAAATTATTGCCTAAGTTTAAAAAGATTGACGATGGTAATAACCAAATTGAAACTGGTAAAGATGTATTTGACATGCTCGCTAGTTATAACCAATCATTTGAAACGGGACAACTACAAGGCTTAGCTAAAGCTGTAATAAAAGGTGAAGCTAAAATTAAACGTAAAAAACAAGATACTAAAACTCAACAGCAGATAACTGAACTAAAAGATTCGATGGCTCAAGAAGCTAAGAAACCTAAAGGTACGTTTTCTAAATTTGTTCAAGGTGAAACTAAAGGAGAGCGTTCTAAACGTCAAGATAAAAGAAATGTTGATGTAACAGGTATATATAAAGCTGATGCAGCTGGTAAAAATAACGAACAATGGAGAGACTTTTTAGATTCTCCTAAAGGTAGTAGAGTATTAGGAGATATGATCAATATGTATTATCCTGATATGATAGCTAGCGCTATCAATAAGAAAGCTGCTGATCCTATGGAGGTAGCATCTGAAGCTATTGAACCTTTAATGAAGCATATACAAGCTTTTAACCCAGAACAAAACACAGATCTTGCTGGTTATGTTGGTGGATACTTAGGTTTAAAAGTAGGTACTGGTGCTAAGAAAGTTGCTAAAAAAACTCCTACTATTAGTATGGAGCAGGAAGGCGTAAAACAAGTAGTTGATAAACAAGCTGTTGAAGATACTGGACCTAAAGAAACTAAACCAGTTAGAAAAGGTATTGTTGTTTCTGAAAGACTAGGTCCTAAAGCTAAAAAAGCAGTTGATAAAATTAAAAGTAAAATTACTACTAAAGCTTTAACTGGCGCTAAAGAAATTGGACCTATAACTAAAGCTGAACAAATTGAATATTTACAACAACAAACATATAAAAGTTTAAAAGATTTAGTTTCTGCAGATACTC